AATGTTTCAGCTTCTTCTTTGTTTAATTTCTTGTCTATCTTTTCTCTTTTCTTAATTCGTTTTACATAAGTTTCGTAATCTGGTCTTTCATGGTCATACTTATTCCATATTGCTAAAGCATCTTTACCTATCTTACCATCTACAGGACAAGGTGTACCAGCATTAATCATTGCTTCAAATACTCTTTCATCTTGACACAATAAAGCTACACTTCCTACTTTCATTCCAAAGTCATATAATACTTTTGCTAATTTAATTCTTTCACAATTCATATCTCTATTTGTTTTACCACCTGAAAAGCCTGTACCAAATGTTTGAATACCTACTGATACTCCTGTTGCACATACATCTTGACTTTGAGCAGAGAAAGAGGGTGCTGATGCAGTATAAGGTGCAGATTTAACATTAGAGTTTGATGTTGAGTTCGTTGTAGTATTTGATGATGAGCCTGATTGGTAAGTTGTAGTAGCATTAGATGTATAACCACCATCAATCATAGTGTTTGAGCCAGATGTATTATTTTGTGTTTCATCAGGATATGCTGGTTTAATAAATGCTAACAAGCAAAATAGGATAATTAATATCCCTGTAAAATAATAATTCATATTTATCCTCATTTAGCAACTTTACCTTTGTTAATACCTTTTTTAATTACATATTCTCTTGTACCATTAGCATTAGCTTCTACTTCTTTTTTTAAATATCTAAATAAATTCATTTCTTTTAATTTCTTTTCTGCAAGTTTCTTAAAAGATTCAAGAATTTTAGTGTCTCTCATTTTCTTTTCTTTTTAGGTTTAATAAAAAGCTTTGCTATAGCTTCAAATGTATTATCTAAAAATGTTAAAAATTTTATAATGTATTTATCAATCATAGCTTAAACCCTTTTTGCCATGATTTAACTGCCCAATATACAGGGGTTGTATTTAATTGTTTGCCTGATCTTCTTGCTTTAGCAAGTATAGGTCTAAATCTTGCCATAAATGATCTTTTTCTAGCTGGAATATTTTTTTTAATAGATAACTTCTTATCTCCGAAATTTACTTTAACTACTCTGCCTGTCTTTCTATTCTTTACAAAGACTTTAAATTTCTTAACATCTCCACGCATAGGTTTGTTAAGTTTAACAGTTCTGTTTTTATATTTAGCCATAGTGGCATAAATATCACATTATGTTTCTAATTTGAAGTTTTATCTCTTAAAAAATCTTTTTCGCCATTCGTGACAAACATAAGTATCTTTAACACCTTTACTTCCCCATCTACCACAGAATGATCTTTTATTAGAATATAAACCACAATTACCACAAGCTTCTGCTTTTAAACTCTTATGAAAAGATTGAGGTAGTGAATAATCTATTATCTCTCCATTAGGATAAAAATTTGATCTTTTATTTTCCTTGTCCACGATATTTACCTTTACCTTTTTGTCGTCTTGTATTTTTATTCATTGTAGAAGTTATAGGTCTTCTTCCTATAGATGTACCTTTTTCAGTTTTAGTGTATTCTATAACTGCACCGAATACATTACCCTTTTTTTTTGCCATCTTCTATTTCTTCTGGTTTAGCATTTATAATTAGTGGTAAAGGCTCATTAAAGTTTGTTTGTTCTATCTTATCTCTTTGATCTAAATGTTGCTTTCCTAACCATATCTGCATAACAACATTACCTGATAAAGCTTTCTCAAATTGTGCTCTCCTTAAACTTATTCTGCCCATCTCTCGTCCCTTTTTTATAAGGTGGACATAATGCCTTTGTAAAGTCTTTGTAGATACCTCACAAAATTCTGCAATCTCGTCAAAAGTGCAATGTAATTGTGCTAATTTCTTCACTGCTTCTTCATCTATTTTTTTCATTGGTCTTGCCATATGCCTTATTATGTCCTTTTTTAACTTTATTTCAAGTGTGGAGCGTAGGGATTGGAATTGCACCATCTATCTAAATGGGGGTACCACCTAGCCTTTCTAAAGCCTACGCAATATATTGTTTTAATGTTTCATTTAATTGTTTCTTTAAACCTTTATCAAATAAGTAAATATATTTATACTTTTTTAAATAAACTTTTTCATAAGCACTTCTATCAAATGTCTCATTTTCTCTATTTTTTTGATTTAGTGATCTAGAATGATAAAATTTACTATCTAGCATATAGTGAGTAGCAGTTTTAGTTTCGCCTAAATATAGCCAATTCATAGCCTGATATATTTTACCTTTATGATTTTGTATAGTGTCAGCATAACTTACTACTGCTTTTATATTAGGAAAATCTTTTTTTAATTTCTTCATACAGAATGAAACTATTTTAGATACAGGGTTTTTATGCTTATTTAAAGCAACTCTAACTAACTCACATACTTCATAAGGTGTAAGATTAACTACTTTAGACATATTAGGGTTAGCCCCAGAGCCGAATAAAACTGAACCTATAAATTCTTTATCTTCCCAAACTCCAAATCTAACTAATTTCCCAGATGGCATAGCTTTAGAATAATGATAATTTAATACTGCATATTTAGAAGCTTCATAACTGCAATAGTCTATAAATAATCCTTTATCCATTTATAACTTGGTTACATTCAGGACATATTTCTTTAGTGTCTTGATCTAGCTTTCCTTGATCATCTTTGTCAGTAGGTTCAAATAAATCTTTATCTAGCATAATGTCTTTAAGTTCTAATGCATCAAATCCTGTTAAATCTAAATCAAATTTATCATCTTTTAAAACTTGTAATTCGGACATAAGTAATTGCTTATCCCATTGAGATTCAGCACCTGATCTATTGTCCATTATTCTATAAGCAATAGCTTTATTTTTATCAAAATGTTTTTTAATTACGAAAGCTTTAGTTTTATTAAGTTGTTTTAATGCTTTCCATCTAGTATGACCTACAACAATAACATTATTTTGATCTACTACGATAGGTTGATTATTTCCAAATTCTGATATAGAATTTTTAACTTTTTTAACTGCTTCTTGTGAAATTTCCCTAGGATTATCCTTATAAGGTTTAATCTCATTTATATCCATTTCTATTATTTCCATATTATCCTTTTAATAGTTTAGTTAAAGAGTTCCATAAATTAGGATTTTGTCTAAATACTTTTTCATATCCATCTCCAATAGCTTGTGCAATAGGTTCCTCTCCCCTATTATTTACATCTATTCCTGATTGATAAATTATTATGTGAAATAACTCGTGCATTATTGTATTAAACAACTTTATTCCTTTTACCCTTTTATCAAATACAAGCAAGTTTTTATTAGGCTCATAAAATCCATATAAATTTTTTAGTATTTCATATTTAATTTTAATCTTTTTTCTGCCATATTTAATGCTTTGTATATTCATCTTTGTTTAATGTAGCCCTTAAATATTCTATTTGCAGTTTAAGTTGTCTATTTTCAATACTTAATTTAATTATTCTTATTCTGCAATACCTAAATATTCTTAATAAAGCTTTCATTGAATTAATTGAATTTGATGTTTTTCATCTAATCTATCTATTTTATAATATTTACCATCTTTACTAAATTTCTCAAATGTACCATCTGTGGCATAATGAACATATCCTAGTTTTTTAAGCCTAGAAATTATATCTTGAACTTTTTCTTCGTCATCTGAAATTTCCCATCTTCTTTGAGATAACCAAGTAGAAAAATGAGGAATAAATTTATTATCCTCTATTTCTCTAATTTGAGAATTATAACTACTAATTAACATAGGAAAGTCTGTTTCTTTTAATATTCCTTTACTCCATAATTTAAGCCATATTTCATGAGCCTTATATTTAGAACCTCTTTTTTTTAATAAATCTTTCCAAGCTTGCTCAAACTGACTATCATATTTATCATTAGGTATAGGTTTAGGTATAGGTATAGGTGCTTGAGTTTTGCTTGTAGCTAAATCTCGTTTTGCTAAACCCCCTTTTTTACCAGCTTCTGCTCTAGCATTGTATTTATTAGTTAAATACTCATGTTCATGTACTAATCTCTTTTGTGTCCATGTATTTTTATTACGATTTTCTTTATCTTCTGTATTTAATATAAAAAATTCTTGCAAAACTTCATAGACATTTATGCAACAATCATCTGTTTTACATTGACAAATTCTATAAGCATTTTCAGTAGTAAAGGGTTTAGCATTTTTAGTCCATGCAAAGCTTAATAGTCTAATATATATTCCTATAGCTTCGTTAGTTAAATGGACAGTTTCAGCAGTAAATGTATCTGTAAATAATTGTAATGCATGAAATTTATTCGTTTCCTTTGTCATAAAATATATCTTCCTTTTCTAGTTGTTTGATTTTTTGATTTGTTTCTTCTAAAAGTTCATACTCTGTTCCGAATAAAGAATAAAACTTTTTTTTATTTAAATGTACTGATTCATTCCCCATATTATGATGTTGTGGACATAAAGGTATTGTATCAGTATGTGGTGGTCTTAAACCCAAGCCTGTATGTTTTCTAATATGATGTATTACAGGCTCCGAAAAAAGACCTCTTTTAGAACAGGCAATACAACCGATTTGTCTTAATTTATCAAATCTAATCTTATCTTGTTTTTTCATTTCTTCATGTCGTCTATGCCTATTTCTATCTATTACTTCAAAGTGTTCTTCTTTGAGTTCAGTCACTTAATTTTTCCTTTATCTTATTAAGATGATTTTCAATAAAAGATATTTCTTCTTTTATTATAGAATCATTTTTAGGGTCATAATCAGATAACTCTATAAGTGTTCCTAGCCTAATCATTCTTAACAATCTTTTAAATGCTCTACGAACATGCATATCTGACATATCTGAAACTAAAAGCCATTGATTTTTAGACCTTGAAAAATAATTTTCTTCAGGTGTAGATTGTTGAGTTTCATCAGTTTTAGGAATATCTAAAAATTCTTCTCCACTCATAATAATTTCTCCTGTTTGCTATTATCTTCTTTATAAGGTTTCCAATCAAAATCTACAAGTCTATATTCTTTCCCATTAAACTTGCTTTTAAAACTAGCTTCTGTGTAAGATTTAGCAGATTTTAATTTTTCATAAGGAATCCACATATATTCTTTACCATGAACTATACCTAGACTTTCCTTTTTTCTTAAAGCTTTCTTGTAAATGTAATCTCTTACACTTACTTTACCAAGCCATACTTTATCTACTTGAACTTTGATCATTTGTTATCTCCATTTCTTTAGTTAATAATAAAGGCTTATCAAATCTTTCCGATAGACTTTCAATAATGCTTAAAGCTTTTTCTTTTTTAAGAATAGAAATATCAGCACCATCTAAAACTTGATAAGGGTCGCCATCTTGAAAAGTTTGTAATCTTATATCTAAAGCATTACAGAACTCTATTAACCTATCTGATGTTATTTTATTAATCATTCTCTCATACTTTTGAACTTGCTGAAAAGTCACTCCTAACTTTTTACTTACTTTAGTTTGAGTTAAATTTTTAGCATACCTATGAGCCACAAGCATTGAAGCTATCCTTGTTCTATTATCCATTTATTTTCCTGTGAGTTTGTGGGGTAAGAAAATCGGAAACTTACCCCATTTATAACTAGAAAGGGAGCATAATGAATACACTCAATTTCTTTTTTATCCGATTTAATCATTATCTGCAATCTATTTAAACTCTAGTGTAAGTATATACAAATTAATTTACTTTTTATTAATATTTTTGCTTTATTAATAAATAACACGCTAA